TTTAAATTTTCTATAATATCTCCAATTCTAAAAATATTACCCTTTACATAGTTTTCACGAAGAGTTTGTTGGTCATACTTTGGAGCAATCTGCCATAACTCAATAACTTCTTTTTTCTTTTTCTTTGCTCCCATTCCTTGACGAACAGCATTAAAAAGTGCCTGGGCATCAGTATCATTAAGTTTCTTTGGAGTTCCTCTACGAAATGACTTAAAATCATCGTCTATAACTGCCTTTCTCATTTTAGACGCAGACATTCCTTCTACACCATCAGCATCAGCATCTCTAACTCCTGCTGAAATCACATCAATCATATCAAAGTTATAGAGATTTCCATTATACTTATTAGCAAGATTTTCAAATTCTGCCTGACGGTCAGAACCAACAATAATATTTACATTTTTATATCCATCTTCATTCGCATTTGTAAGAACATCAAAAATAGATTTCATATTAGAATCACTAATAATATTATCCGCAAAATTTGGAAACATCTTCTTCATAAATGATATTTTCATATCAGGGTCAAGTGGATTTTTCTTGGGGTCTTGTGTTCTTGATGGATAAATCTTAAGGTCTCCACCTACTGATGCTCTTTTTGCGGCACTTAAAAGTTTTTCGTGGCCGACTGTTGGTGGATTAAAACGACCAAAGGCAATCGTCAATGTAGGTCCTTCCTCATCTGGTTGCTCCTCTGGTTCCTGCTGTGGTGCTCCTGAGGGTTGTGGAGCAGGTTGTGCTTTTACCTTTGAAGTATCTTGTGCTTGAGGTGCTGCTGCTGGTTTCTTTTCATCTGCTGGTTCTTCAGCACCCTTTGGAGTTTTTTTACCAATAAGTTTAAGTTTTCCGTTTTCAGTTCTTGCTACTACTTTTCCAGTGCGATCAACCCATCCACCATGACCATCTCCAGTATATCCAAGTTTCTTTGCTTGCATTGCTGCTTGAGATTCTGCTGCCTCAGATAGAAATTGGAAAAATTTTTTCATATTGTGTTTTGGTATACCTTTATTTATTATCCCCGATAAAGCAACTTAAGCATTAAAAAGGCACCAAGTTTTCCTTTTTGTTTTGCTTCTCTATATTCAGAGTCACTTCTAATCGTCATAGTTAAAGTCATTTTTTTATTATTACTACCTTTCAAATCAATAAACCATTCTTGAACAGATTGTGGTTTTAAATATGCATTAACAGACGTAACTGCAGGTAAAAATTCTCTCAAAGGATCTGTTGCGTGAGATTCTGCTTTTGATCCGATTGCTTTTACAAGAATCATAGGAACCTCAACATCCTGTTTTTCTAATCTAAATTCCTCCTCTACCCATTCTTTAGTTGCATTTACATTTCCTTTTATCATAGAAATTAATTTGTTTCTACATATTGTATTCATTCTAACGTAGAGAGCTTCAAAAATAACATTATCATACTTGAATAGATCAAGCATTTTTTCCTGGAGAATTTTATTTGGAGTTTGCCTTGCTGTAGTAAGTGTTAGATAATTTATTTTATTAACAGTTTTTGGTAAATTAGGAATCATTGAATAAACTTTATCCCACAATTCTTCTTTTAATTCATCTACAGCTCTTGGATATGCTTTTTTCCAAGCAGGTTTTCTCAAAGTAGTTCCAACGTAAGAATTTAATTTTGGTTCTTTAGAAGATGTTGTCCCAGCTTTTAAACTAATTCCCAAAATTTTTGGGTGAATTTTTTTATCTTTAAAAAAAAGAAATATATCCCCAGCGTGATTTGAAGGAACTCCTTGAGGTTTTTCTCTATATCCCCAAATTACTTTTTCTATTTCTCGTTGATGATGATATTCATAAATCCAATTTAAAATACCAAGTGCGTTTTCTAATTTTGTATTCTTCATAGATGGTCTAATTCTCGCCATCTTAACAATATATTCTTTAGCAGATTCTATATTACTATCATTTACAAAAGATTTCTTTGCACCATTTTGATTTAGATCCAATCCATTAACAAACTCTTCCAATTCACTTGCATTTTTTGGATGATATCCAGAATTAAAAGCAAGGGCTGGAAATAGTTCAGTTATGGTGGAGTTAATTGTTGTTTGTTCTCCCCCAGATAAATATGGTAAATTATCCAACATTTATATTAATACTATTTAAAATATTTATAACTTACCTATCGTCTCTCAGTTCTCTTTTAATTTCATCTTTCAATCTTTTGCGATTATCAGCATCAGAAGTTCTCTGTCTTTGAGCATCTGCAGAGGTTTTAGATTTATTTTTAAACCTCTGCATTTGGTCTCTTGACCTTTGACGCAGTTCTATTCTACGTTGCTCAATATCCTCAGAGAACTGGTGATAGGTTTTCACAGTTTTAATCAACGTTTGTTTCTTAAGTTTTCAGCAGATTTATCAATAACACCCATCATTTTACTCATTTTGAATCTATTATCACCAGATGCTTCACCAGTTTCCCTAGCATCTTTCAGAGCAGCAGCACCCAACTTTTTATACCTATCATACATACGTCCATGCTTCTCTCTATCAATTTCTTTATATCCTTCGACAACAATACTCTCTCTCCACTCTTCACTCATATTCACCATAATTGCTTCTGCTGCTTGTTCAGTATCAGCATAACCTTCATCAATCAAGTGTGAGAGAATAATGTCGTAGAGGTCGGTTTCTTCCTTTTTTATAACATTTTTCATTTTTGGACCTTTCATCTTTCCACCACCCTTTGGTTCATCAGGATGATTATCAGCATATGGATCAGCTAATCTTGGTCCTGTTCCTTTTAGTTCTTCATAAACATCTAAATATGCTTCTTGTAGATTGCGAAAGTCTTGGGAATTCATTTCTATTAATACTTTTACATTTATTTATAAAAAACTCTACCCAAAAGAGGAGAGAGTATATATTTTATAAATCTCCTTCTACACGATTTTCAGATTTATAAACAGAGAAAGTTCCTTCTGGATATCTTGCCGATAGTTTTTGGTAGTTGATTTCCATTAGTTCCTCAAAGGTAGTATCAAGAGCAATACAAAGTTGAGACATATACCAGAGAATATCTCCTGCCTCTTTTTTCATATGGATAATATTTTCTTCATTATATGGTTTTCCTTGTAAGAATATTTTTTTAATGATTTCAGCAAGTTCTCCAGCCTCGGCAGTTACACCAAATGCAGCAGTCATAAGACGTGAAACATCAGCATCGTGAGTTATTTCAAGTTCTGTAAGACGCGAAACAAGTGCTGCGAAATCACTACTCGCAGGACTTGTAGTTTCACGAACAAACTCAATATATTTTTTTGTATCTATAGTATTATTTTCAGTCATAGTATACTCAGTGCTTCCATCAGAGAGGTTTTCTTTTTTAATTGAAATAGTCATACAATAAAAGGTTCTAGATCACATTGGTTTAGGATTTTTTGTTCAGAAAGTCTTAAATCATCTGGTAACTTAATGTAAGGAACATTAACAGTCTGTGGATTTATATGTTTCATTTGACGATATGTTCTGGTATTATCAAATTCAACAAGCATCATCGCATCTTTAATATGATTACAATCAACGATTTTTTTACCATCTCTATCAAATACTGAATAATAAATCAAAACTTAAATCCCTCAAATGATTTTTTAGGTTTCTTTTCTTCATTATCATACTCCTTTTCTTTACCAGAGTCAAGTATATCATTTTGAGCATCTTGCTCTACATCATAAAGTCTCATCTTACTTCTATCAATACCAACAACAAATCTTTTATATATTGTTAAATCATTATATCGGTTCTTAAGTTGTTTGACCAGAATTTGCCCGAGACCTTCAAGTTCTTCTGTGCTAATAAGGGCAAACATAAGGTCAGCAGTAGCAGGAAGACCAAAGGATTCAGAAGTATCAGTAAGTTCAACATCAGAACTCCCATAACCACTACGAGTAGTCTGAGTAGCGGAAACAATTGGAACATTTGCCTCAACTGCGAGTCCTCGTAATTCTTCAGCAATTGATTTAACCAGTGTGTATGAGTTGATATTACTTCCACCCTTAAATCTTGAGGAAGCACAGATATTAAGATAGTCAATAAAAATAATATCGGGTTTAAATGATTTCTTAAGTGCAAGTTCATTTAACAGTGATTTAAAATGATTTGAGTGTGCTGATGCTGTTGGATATTCTTTAATTATAAGTGTTCCCTGTGTCTTTTTAGCAATACTATTAACTTTTGATTCAAACATTGATTTTGGCAATTCAGTCAGTTGTTGAATAGGAATGTTTAAGAGATTTGCATCAATTCTCTCAGCAATACGTTCCTCTGCCATTTCAAGAGTGATGTAGAGAACGTTGCGGCCTTGCAATAAGACGGAAGCAGCAACATGGCACATAAAGAGACTTTTTCCGACACCTGTACCAGCAAGAGCGATATTGAGAGTCTTATTAGGCAAACCACCTTTGGTAATTTTATTGAAGTAATCAAGGTCAAATTCAATTTTTTCCTCCTTTCTGTGATAAGACTCATAACGTTTCTCAAAGTCTAACAGATAATCGTGTCCAACGTGAGTATCAAAAGATACTGCGAGAGCATCTGATAAAATTGTAGGTATGCTGTCTCTATTTTTCTTTCCTTCTTTATCATCTGCGATATGTATTGATTCCATCAGTGCAAGGTAGATTGCTCTATCTCTACACCATTTTTCAGTTGTATCAACTAACCAGTCAAACTCTGTAGGAACATCATCAAGGCACTCAATAAGATGTATGATTTGTTTAAAAGAATCCTCATTAATATCTTTACGTTTTTCCACTTCAATACAGAGAACTTCTTTCGTTGCAAGTTGATTATATTGTGTAACAAAATTGAATATTTCTTCAAAAACTATTTTTTGATTAGAGTCTTCAAAATAATCAGATTTAACAAATGGAATAACTTTTCTTGTATATTTCTCATTATATAAAAAGTTTCTCAAAATTAGAAATTCAACTTTATCCATTGTCTATTTTGTGATGTGGGTTATTTTTATGGTGTGGCATATCAAAAACAAATGCAATTCTAACATTATCTCCAATATTTACAGAAGAATGTTCAAGTTTATTATTAAACCAAAAAAAAGTTCCTGGTTCTATAATTACATTTTCATCATCTACAGTATAACAATATCTTCCCTGAATTGATATATGATATCTATCTTTAGTTAAATAATAATTCCCAAAGTCAACATGTTTTCCAACTTTACCACCTATCGGTATTCCCAAAAAACCACACCTTTTAAGTTTATCAAATTTTTTAAATCTTTTTTTAATTAAATTTAAAATTTCTGTATGTTTCTCATATGCAGGAGTTTTAATGCAAATTTCCGTATCGCCAACATATTCATCTTTTTTGTTTATTCCCCCTATTATTAATTGCAGTACGTCAGCAGTTACGGTGTATTTTGTGGGATCAAGTTGTTGAGTCTTTTCTATTTTTTTTTGAGACCCCCAATCATCAACATTTTTTTGCAGTTGTTTTAAAACTCCAGAAACATCTATACCAGTTTCAATTATTTTTATTTTTTTAGATTTATAAGTATTATTTACCAGATCCATAACTAAACTCACTTTTAGCAATCACATCAAGTTTTTCCATTACTTCTAGATTAAAATACTTTTCAGGATCTTTTAGTATGTCCTTACCATAGATTTTTTTACCATCCATTTCATATCTTCCTGCGACATTTTTCCACATTCCACCAATCTCACCAAGCTCAAGTAATCCATAATACTTATCAAGTCCACGTTCATCATAAAATAACCGAATTTCAACTTGCTTATTTTCTTTACTTAATCTTGATTTTTGTGTTTTGGCACGAATAATATTTCCTATAACTTCTGTTCCATCTTTTTCTTTTGACTTTGATAAGTATACGATTGTAGATGATGCATATTGCAATCCAGATCCACCTGACATTTGCTTACCACCATAAAGACTCATA